AAGCATTTCGCGGGCAATGTTTTATTTGTCACGGAGTTATTCATTCTAACTCTGATAAATTTGGAACGATTTTTATATGTTCCAGAAATTTGAACTCCACGATCAGATTCATTTTCAAAATCAAATTTGTATTCAGCTTTAATATCACCAATAACTCTTGCTATGTATTTTTCTGAATCTTTATCTAAGTTAACATTTGTAAATTGTTCTAAAATTACTGGTTCGAAGTCTGTATCATTAAAAGCTCTAACGATAACAGTAAATGAACCATATTCATAAAGTGGATCAGAAGATGCTTTCAATCCAGCAATAGAAACTTTAACCATTTCGTTTGCATTCGCACCATCAGAAATTGTTTCGAAGTTGAACAATTCATATTCAATGTTTCCAAAAGGTTGAGAAATTATTACTGGTGTTTTTGGAGTTGTGTATCTGGTATCAAATCTGCCATATAAGTTTCTTAAAGGGTCTGTTGTGATTCCACCAGTTGAGGTTGTTAAACTAGAACCTGAAACAATTGCAACGCTACCAACGTTTGAAGATCCACTTGCAATTGTTGCGATTTCAGCATCTAAAGAGAAGTCCGCATATAAATAATGTCCTTCTTCTACAAATTTATCAGGATTTGTATTTAGAACTTTCGCAAAATAATCACTGTCTGTTGGATTGAATGAAGCAGTGTAAATTCTTATTCCCGTAAAACCTTCAGCAGTTCCAAAAGAAGAACCTTGGCTTGTAGATACAACCAATTTAAATTTACCTTGTGTAATACTTGCGGAACCACTATCAATTGAGGCAATGTCATTTAAACTATTAGCAAATGTTTCGCCTGTACCATCCATTACCATTACGCGGGAACCCGAGGCGCTAAAAATCATACCTCTGACAAGGTTTACGTATCCAGACCCAGCATTATAAGAATCATTGTCCGTAAAAACAGGGAAGCCATAACTTTCTTGTGTTGTAAGAGCATGTTTTCCAACTAAAAACTGGACGCTTCCATTGTGTCTTAAATCTCCTGGGACTGTCACTGTCGAAGAGCTTACTGCAAAGCCTGCATTTTTAACAATTCCTTTTGTTCTAACATCGTCAAATTGTGCAGAGCTGCTATTGGCGCCAGCACCTAAGACTCTTACTAAAATTGCGCTTGTTCTGTTGTCCAGCCAACGTTGAGATGCATAAGTTGCTGGGTAATTTGGAGTTACTGGTCCAAACTTTGTTTGTTGATCAGAAAGTGATCCTATTGTTACAGGGACGAAAGCAGGGCCTTGAACTGTTGCTCCAATAATTGCAGCGGGAGTTCCAGTTGGCACAGTTTCTCTCACAGATGCATCTATTTCTGTGTCCATGTAAGATGGAAATTTAAGTATTGTTTCTGCCATTTTAATTTATCCTTGAAAAACCTTTCAATGAATTTTTAATTCTACAATAATTATAGAATTCTTTTGGGGAAACTTTATTCTTCTGAAAGAAATGACATTAATGTATCAATACTTGTTGCAGAATAAACTGTTTCATTTGAGCCAGGTTTTGTTTTTGCCTCAACATAAACAGTTTCTTTTTTATTTGTTAATTCGTTCTTAATTTCTTTTTCATAGTAAACACTATCATTAAACGTGTTTGGAATTGATTTTTCTGCATCTATCTCTGAAAGAAGAAACTTATCCTGAGATTGTTTTGTACCAATTGCATCAATATTTTCTTTTCTAAAAACTTTGGTGTTTGAAAGATTTATTCCAAAATCAAAAGAAACTGCTGTCGTGTATTTTTTGATAGGATACATATTTGTTCCATCATTAGATGGAAGTAAAAATCCTTTTACTGTCAATTCTAGTTTTGTTTTTACAATTTTTTCTTGCTCTGTGTAATCGTCAAAATTATCCTCCATTGAAATGTTTTCACCAAGAGTAGACATAAACCAATAGCCTGCATCAGTTGTTAGTACAAAACCATTATCCATTGGTAATTTTGATCCAAGAATTGTCTGTATTAAGCAATTCATTGCAACAATGTCTTCTGTCCACAATACTATTTCATAAGTTAATTCTACAAAAGTTGGAGTTGGAATAACTAAAACTTCGTATGTGTTCATGTTAGTTTTTGGATCTAGTAAACTTCCTTGACGAATACTTAGATCTTTTTTATTTCTCCCTTGCTTTCTTTTTGAAAACGGTTCCGTTGGTTTTTTGTTTAGCAAGCCAGTTTTATTTAATAAATTTTGTAAAAAAGGATCTTTTTCGCTGTCTAAACCAAGTTTAACAATAAGTTCTCCTGTTGCACTTGAAATGGCTTTTGAATTTTGAATTTGCAAAGAATGATTTATACTCGTTCTTCTAATTGAAATAGATGGAAGAATTAAAGTGTTGTTTGACCCTTTTAAAGGCTCAATTTTCTTTGCTAGAGCAAATTTATCTCCACCAGCAAGTTTAACAATTGGCTTATTTAAACTATATTTTTTGTTTACACCCTTAAAATAATTTGTTGGAAATTTTAAGGTTTTATCAAAAAGTTTTTTAACACTTTGATCAATATCAAGTAATTCACACGCTGGAATCAAAATAGTTTCATATGCTGGGTTTTGTCCTTGTAGACTTCCAAAAGGAACTTGCTCTAGATTAAAAATTGAATCTTCTTTTAAAGGTTCAATTGTTTGTCTTGTTATGTTACCTTTTGTTCCATCAATATATCTTTCTGACACATTAACTTCTTGATGTGAAGAATAGAATTCTTCATTTTGATTTCCAGATTTTGTCATTTTCTCTGTTTTAACTAGAGAAAAGAAATTTATGAATAAAAGTCATCGTCAACATTATCATCATTTAAAAATGAATTAACTGTTCCCTCATCATTGCTGTTTTCTGGAGTTGTATCCGTTGTTGAGACTATTCTAGGTCCATTATCTAATGTTATTGGAGCCATGTCATCACCTAATCTTTGTCTCATTTCTCTTACATCATTTGTAAGACCTTCTTTTGTTTCTTTAAATCCACGTTGTTGCACATATTCTTTTTGTGGGTTTTCCGAACTTGGAGCATGAAATTTTGGAAGATCAAATCTTCCAGGTCTTGCAGTGACACAATTAGCTTTAAAAGTTCTATCATATTCTTCTTGGCCCCACATATTATTTAACGGAACATAAGAAACTATTTCATAAGTGTTACTTCCATAAGTAATAAAATCTCCTTCGGAAAGAGTTAGTTTTTTCAAGTGCAAATCTCTAGCTTGAAATAAAACTTCTAATTTTGCTTTTAAATATGAACCATGAGAATCTGTTATGTTTTCCCATTCTGGCTGCCCACAAATCGCATCAATTATGATTGGTCCCTCAAATACCTTTTCAATTGCTTCGTTGTATGTTTCATTTATAATAGATGATTTTGTAGAGACAGCATAGTAATATACTTTTTGTCCAATAACATCTTTTATTAATTCCTGTCCAATTTCCGTGTGAAATTGAATTTCTTTTTCTGTTATAAAAAGTCTTGACATTACAAAGATAAATATTATCTCATTCGAATTACTGTTTTTGGTGGAATTGGAATTAAGCTTAACATTTTATTGGTTTGTTCTATTTTATTTGCTTCTTTTTCAATTAACTTGTCATAACTTAGACCATCTAAATATTCTCTCGCAGTTGTTGTGAGTTTGTCTATTCCTTCTTTTGAATAACTGAGTAATTCAGGTCCATTAAGAGTTAACTCATTTCCAGGAATTGGTATTACACTTGTTTTTGATCTAATCCATCCTAGAGTTTGAGCGCAAAGATACAAAGAATACTCTCTAATCCAATTTCTGCACCACATGTTAAGACTATCATAATTTACTGTTCCAAACGGAACGTTAGCTGGGTTTGATACTCCGTATATATTAGATGGGAAATAAAACGTGCCCCCAGGACCGCTTCCAGGATGCAATCCAGAACCTAAAGAAGAGCTGGACTGAATAAAATTAGAATCTAATCTGGGGTCGTATGCTGGTTGTTTAAATCCGACTCTTATCCAAAGTTTTCTAACAGAACCAGAAGTGAAAAAATCCCCTGTTCCAGGCACAGGATATATTCTTAATGTTCTACCAAATTGCTCATAAGAATAATGAGATCTTCTTATTCTTCTTGCATCTTCGTATAATCCAGCTCTTAAAACATCCTCGTACAGTGGAAGCACAAAATATTTTGTG